AGCAGATGATAAACGTCGGCCTTGGCGGTGACGACCTGATCATCAACGATGACGCGAACGCCGATCGGACCGAAGCCCCCTACGGTCGAAGCGACGACCGCCGCCTTGTCCCCGCCTAGCGCAAGATCAAGCGCAGTCGCCACATCATGCCGCCGGCCACGTCTGCTTTTGAATGACGTCCATCACCGTCTGCAGGTGCCGAATCGCGGTGTCCTTCGCGCCGATCACCGAGTCGTCGATGATGACGCGCACCGCGATCGTGCCGCCCAGCGACGCCGCCCCGAGCGTGGTCGCGACGTTACTGTCATCCGCGACTGCGCGGGGCGTGCTGTCGTACTGGACGGACATAGCCGCTCCTTAGGCGTTCGAGTAGTACAGGTCGACGACCAGGGTGCCGGACGCTGGCAGCGCCGCGGTGGCGATCGTCAGGTAGATGCGCGTGTCGGCGGCGAGCGCGGCCTGCGACAGCGCGGCGGCCGTGCCGAAGTTCGTCGGCGTGTCGGCGACCGTGAAGGTACCGGCCGGGCGAAGCTGACCGTTGCTGGCGTGCACCTTATTGGTGCCGATCGCGATCACGGCGGTGCCGAGCGACACCGACGCGGTGATGACGCCGCCGGCGAAGATCGAACCAGCGGGGATGACCGCGCACATGATGTTGTCGGTCGTCGCCTGCGCGGCCAGGGTGATGCTGGCGCGGTAGCGGCGGTAGCGCGCGCCGTAGGCGCCGGCGCTCGGCTTGACGGCCGGGCGGGTATCGACGCCTGCGGTTTCGGTGGAGTAGAGATCGGCCATTTCGTGTCTTCCTCTTGGAGTTCAGGGCGCGAGCGGCCGATCAGCCGGTCGTGACGATCTGAACGACCTTCTTCTCCTGCGTGCGCGTCGCGCCGACGGTCGTCTTGGCGTAGCACTGCGTCGCGTACCGCTTGTCGTCGCGGACGCTGACGCGCGTGGTGATGTCGTTCCACATGCCCAGGTGCAGCGCGCCGGTGGTCCACACCGGCACCAGGCGGTTCGAGCCCGACGTCAGCATTGCGGCGGCGTCGTAGGACGACGCGTCGCTGAACTCGATCGGCACGAAGTTGAAGCCCATGAAGGACGTCACCTTGCCCTCGACCAGCGTCGGCTTGTTGTTGTAGTCGAGCGACGTGACCTGAATCTCGTTGAGCAGGCCATCGTGGTCGGCGGCGGTGATCGCGACGAACAGCTTCTCGTAGTCCAAGTCGACGCCGGCCGCCATCAGCAGGCGCTTGGCGGCGCGCAGCTTGGCGACGTTGAGGTTGGAGTTCGCGCCGCCGACGTTGACACCGACGATCTGGCCTGAAGGGAAAGCGATCGAGGTGGTGCCGTTCTCACCGGTGGCCGACGTGGCGAACACCGCCTGCAGGATCTCGTCGTCCTGCGCGCGGCGCATCGCGTTGACCGCGTTCATCACGTAGGCGCTCTGCGGGTCGATGAGCATGCGCAGCTTGTCCTGATCGTCGATCAGGTCGGCCCACTCGTAGTCGTTGGGGAAGACCCAGCGCGCGTCGGCGGGGGTCGAGATCAGCGGGGTGTCGGCGTGACGGCTGAGGTTCTTGACCGGCTTGACCGGGCCGATCTGCTCGACGGCCTTGGCGCCCTTGCCGGTATAGCTGCCCTGGCTGACGGTGGCGAGAAGCTTGCCGCCGCGCTGCTGCAGCAGCATTTCCACGTTGGTGGTGTAGCCCTGGACGAAATGAGTCGGAACCTGAAATGACATGGCGGGTAATCCCTTGTGGTGCCATGCCAGTTATCCAGTATCCACCGGGCCAGCCGAATTTGCTGCCCCGGTGAATAACCGCAATGCTAGGCTCCCGTCAAGAGGGGTATGCTTGAGAGAACAACGCCTCCCATTCCTTCTGCGCCGCCTGCTTGACTTGCGGGTTGGTCGACATGAGCTTAGCTTGGAAATCGCTGTCGCTCTGCAGGGTCTGGATACGCGACAACGCATTCTGCGCCGTTTGCACGAACTGCCCCTGGCCGCCGCTCTTGTCGCCCGACGGCGCCGCAGCTTCGCCCATGGCGCTGCCGAACTTCGAGAACATCGTCATCATGTTCTTCGTGCCGATCGCCATCTCGATCTTGTCGAGCAGTTGCGGTTCGAGACCCGACTGCCGGAACGCGCGCCGGCCGGCTTCTTCGAAGTCGCCGAGCTTGTCACCGAGTTCTTGCCCGAGCGCCGCATACTCCTGCGCACACTTGGCGTCGAACGCCTTCAAGCCCTCGACTTCACCCTGCAGAACCTTGTCGACCAGGGCCGACGCCGCTTGCGGCGGCAAGCCGCTGTCCTTGAACCACTGCGTCGCACGCTCGACGACCGGCGTCATCTCAGCGGCGAACTGGCCGGCGAGCTCGGGCGGCAGGCCGCTGGCGGTGAACAGGTCGTTGGTCTTGGTGGCGATCGTCTCGGGCGTGAAGCCGTAGTCCTCGATCTTGTCGGGCGCCGCGAAGCCTGCCTTGGCGTTGAACGTCGCGATCTCTTCGGGCGTCGCGCCGTCCTTCGGCTTGACCAAGATCCGATCGATGTCGCCGCCTCGCTCGAGGCTGACGATCTTCTCAACATTGGTGTAGCTGTCGAGCACGTCGTTCGTGCTCGACCACCCCTTCGCCGTGATCGCGTTGTGGAACTTGGGATCGATCCCCGCTGCTTCAAACCACGGCTTTTCAGGCGGCGCGCCAGTGACGTCGACGCCACCGATCTGCTGCTGATCGCCGCTGGCCGCTTGGACGTTTCCGCCGTCGCCGCCAGAGTTGCCCGCAAGTGCTGCGGACCCTGGATTGGTCGCCATTTACTGTTCCTCTTCTCGTAGGTTCGCCGCCTCATAGGGTTCGAGATGCAGGAGCCGAACGAAGTGCTCCCACATTTCCCATCGCGCGGCGGCGGCGGCCGTCCCGATTGGATCGACCGCGCCGTTGTGGTCGTATTGCATGATAGCCTTGCCGCGCACCCGCTTGAACTCCGCAGCCGCGACGCGACCGTTGGCGTTCAGATTGCCGCGGGTGTCGAGCAGCAGTTGGCGGATCGCGACTTGCTTGCGCCGGTATCGCGTATTCACGTCAGTTCATCTTCGCGAGCGAAGCCTTGTGCTGGTCTTCGGCATGGACCTTGAGCGCAAGCTGCTGGATGTGGCTCATCGCCGCCGACAGCCCGCCGCCCATCTTGTTCAAACCGGGCATGTGCATGCTGTCATGCAGATCGAAGTTCACCTCCGTCGTGCCATCCTTCTTGATGGCGACGACGACATAGCTCTCGATCTCGCCGGAAATGAACTCGTCGTGCAGCACACCGAGCTTGTCGCGCGCCTTGCGCGGAAGGATGAGGCCGGTCACGACAGATCACCGAGTTCACCCACGACGCGCTCTGGCTGCGCCACTGAACGAACAGCGCGCATGAACGCATCTTCACCCGCCGTAGCAGCAAGCGCGACGTTCCGCTGATCGACAGTCTCATTGGCGCGAAGGTCGTCGATCATACGATTGAACTTAGCCTCTAACGCCTTGATCACGTTCATCATGGCGATCTCATCGGCGTTAAGATCGCGATAACCGGTGATCTTCTTGTGCTGATCTTTCATTTTCGTTCTCCGTTGCGCGGCCTAGAATTGCGCGGCCGTGGACGCTTGCTGTGCCTCTGCCGCCGTCTTGGCGGTGTCGGCGATGACGGGCGCGGCCTGAAGCGCGAGCTGCAAATCCTGTTGCTGCTGCTTGGCCTGCTGCAGCGCGGCCTTCTCTTCAGGTGTGTTCATGATCTTGAGCGGAGCGCCGTTCACTTCCGAAAGCAGACGCATCATTCGCCCGTAGTTGAACTCGTCGAGCACACTTTCATCGTACTGCGCGACGGTGCCAACAGCTTCGAGAGTCCGTAGGACGCCGACGCCTTCCTCGCTACGCTGCGCGCGAGTGAGCGGGCTATCGTACTCAACGTCGAGCGCGCCCTGCAGCTCTTCGGGCATCGGCCCGCACGTCGCTTCGATAACGCCGCTGTGCGCCAGGATGTCGACTTCACGTTCAATGATCGTGCCACAGAACTCGGACTGCTGCCGGCCCATCGTCGGGGCGAGCAGCGCGCCCTTCTCCTGCGCGCGCAGCAGCGCTTCGGTCGCCGTCATCTCGGGCGTCTCGACGAGGATCTGAAACAGCGTGACGAGGAACGCGCGGTTGA